ATACTGTTAATTTTTTCAATCATCTTCATGTTTTTGTCGAATCCAGGTGAATTAATATCCTTTTCTTTCGGGTCAATCTGTCCTTCAACAACAGCTTTCACTAAAACCATTTTAGCCCACGAATCTAACCATATAATGGTGTTGTTGTATTCAGTTTTGTATTTAGGACCATCAGGTGTTTTGGCATCAATTGTTAAATCAGTTCCAGAAATTTGCTCTGATTCCTTTTTTAATATTTGATGATATTGCTTAGGGCTCCAATTAGAATCCGTAGCATTTGAGTAGCCTTCACGCACTGGTTTTAATGAACTAAACATACCTGATAAATCTAATTTTGGAATAAAGTCCGCCTTTAAAACCGTAAAGATTACAATCATCATTACGAATAATCCTAAATAGTGCAAAAAAGATAACTTTTCTGTATCGAAAAACTGTTCAAACATATTATATATTGTATATATTTATTGTAGATTAAGTTTCAACAAATAATACCTGTTCTTCACTATCAAGCAAATAGTTTACTATATTTTTACAGGCAGTATTTGAAACATGTCTTGTTTTACCTGTATTTGTTTGATAGGTAATAGCAGTTAAGCATTTCTCTCTATCAACCTCGATCGCTTTCATCATTTTGTGAAAGGTTGTAAAATGATTTATGATTGTTGTTGCAATAGTTGTACTCACACCTGGAATCTGGCTTAAAATGATTTCACCTATATTTTTGTGAGTAACATTGTCTTTCTTGGTTTTCTTTACCACCTTGCAGTAATCTTTCTGTGTTGGTTCTTCTACTACTTCATTTTTACCTTCAGTTTCAACCCCATTTACAAAATATGGTTTTTTACCTTTCGCATTTTCTTTTTCCATTTTATCAACTGACCTCATTATATACTCTGATGTTTCTAAAATAGTCTTAGTCCAAATAATAGAAAACCCTTTGTAGTACTGAAGAGAAAACATCGCAGAAAATAAACTTTGTCTGTTAATACGGGTAAATTTTGATTGATAAAAGTCTATATCTCCCTCTATAATGTAAACAATGTTGTGATTGTGAACTGGATTATGCATTAGTCGATAAGATTGTTCGGCATATCGCCCATCCCGAATACTGCAAGCTAGATCATTCAATGATTTTCTCTCTATTATTAACAAATCATTGCCTTCATTATCAGTTATTACTGCATCTCCTAAATCTAACGACTCTGTTTTAATTTCAGTGTTAGGGATCGAAAGTTCTTCAAGAAACTGTTTGCAGATAGGAATAAGTTTTCTCTCTCTTGTGTCTATTTTTATAATCATTAAAAAAAGATTATAAAAACTATTTAAGTTTGTTTTGAATGCTTAAAAGTATTCAGTATTATTTAACGAATTAATCTCTTGAACGGGCTTTTAAATACAAATACATAGTCGCGTTTTTGCGCCGATTCAGCCTGTCTGCTTTGGATTGCATTTAAAAATCCAGTAGCACTGGGGTGAGCTCCGCCTTTCTTTTCACCACCACCCTGGTTGCGGACAGTAATCTTGTTTTTTCCTCTTGCTAAGTTTGAGCCAGCCATTATTATTATAAATTAATGTAATATAATAATTTATAATAAATGATAATAATACAGGTTAATTTGTTTAATTTCCTGTGTTGTAACTCATGTTCGTCTTGCATCCGCACGAGAAGTTGCACGTGGGGAACGGACTGTTCTGTTTCGAGTTGGGTAAACGGTTAAGAACACTCGCTCTCTTGTTGCGCGGGCCAACAAATCCACGGGCTAATCCGCTCTTTTTGTTGCCACCACAGTTTCTTTTTCTGATAATTTTGGCTACACCTAATCCGGGTCGTACTCCCATTTTATATTTATATATTGACTAAATATTATTTTTTTTTTTTCATTTTATTTACTTTTAATAATTTACTAACAACGATATAAACTTTTGTTTGTTAGTTATATAATTATGACCGACACAACCAAAAATATCCTTCATGACGATGATATCACCGAAGAAGACGGAAATCTTATTTTCAATCCGTACAATCCCTTAAATAAAGAGATTACATTGAGCGAAGTTCAATCTATTCTTAAGAAATATGGCGTACCCGATTCTGTATATAACATCAATTTGTATAAACGCGCATTCGTACATAAATCATACACTAAACGTCCTCATCTTGAAAATGTTAGTGAAAACATCGAAATCGAACCACAACCCGACGATTGTCTTGCGCTTAAACAAAAATCTAATGAACGTCTTGAATTTCTCGGTGATGGTGTTCTTGAATGTATCACTAAATACTACCTGTATCGCAGATTTCCTAAAGAAAATGAAGGTTTTATGACTGAGAAAAAGATTGCACTAGTTAAAAATGAAACAATTGGGCGTTTGGCTCTTGAAATGGGACTGCATAAATGGTATATTATCTCTAAACACGCTGAGGAAAAGAAAATTAGGACTAATCTCAAAAAATTGGGCTGCTTGTTTGAGTCCTTCCTTGGTGCACTTTTTCTTGACTTCAACAAAATTAGCATTGAAGATGAAGGCTCGTGGTTTAAGGACGTTTTTGTTACAGGACCAGGTTTTCAAGTAGCGCAAATTTTTGTTGAGAAAATCTTTGAAGATCATATTGATTGGACCGAACTCATCAAAAACGACGATAACTATAAAAATATTCTTCAAGTTAAGATTCAAAAAGAATTTAAGATCACTCCGGATTATATGGAAATTTCACATGATCCAGATGAAGGATACGAAATGGGTGTTTACATTTGTCTTGGACAATCGATATTTGGACTTACACATGATAATTCTATTCCATTTGAACAATTTGGCTCATTTCAAGAAATTCATGAATATCTTGAAGAACACAACAAAGTTCTTGTATTTCTTGCAAAAAGCACCCATAAAATTAAAAAGAAAGCTGAACAGACTGCATGCGAAGAAGCTATTACAAAAATTGAAAATTAAAGTTTTAAAATAGACATTTCCTCCATAGAGTTATCGCTATCTTCAATATGATGGCATATTTCTGGACTTTTATCACTCATTACACTTGATTTTAATGACTTAGTTTTTCTTTCATATTGTTTAGGCGGTTTATACATCCTTGACGATATGTATTCTCCTACCATATTACTTGTTTCAATACTTATTTTTAGATTATTTTGCTTGCTAACAGCATTTCTTGTATCCATTTTATGAATATTATATAAATATAATACTAAAACTTTTTTATGTAATAAATTTATATATGTCAGGAATACCTTTTGATTTATTAAAAAAAAAACCAGCTCCTCAAAAAAAGAAACCTGTAAAAATACAACTTCCTGAAAAGGTGAAAAAAGTATCATTAGATGTTAAAATACAAGATAAACAAGGTACTATTGCAATTGATAGAAGTAAATTACTACTTCACATGAAAATGGCACCTGCGAAAAAAATTCAAGATGCTCCTAAAACTACTCCACAACCTAAAAAATTGCGCAAATTAAAAAAAACTGGGACACCAAAAATGAAACCTCGCAAACTTAAAAAACTTAAAATTGCTACTACCAAACCGAATGAAGAAGAACGACTTACTATACCAATACAACCTGATGTTTTACCCGAAGAACCTATTACTATGCTTGAAATATCAGACGAAAAAATTCAAGGACGACTTCCTAAAAAATCAGAGCAAGTTGTTGTTAGAGTTCCTCAATATTTTATGAATAATCGCAACATTTTCTCTGAATTTATTAATGGCATCTATCGTCCATACCGTGAAGAAGTTGTCGATTCAGAAAAAGAACTATCATGCGCTACAGTATCTGGCGACTCTGACGAGTTTGAACTCATGACACATCAAAAAATCGTCAGAGATTACATCAATAACGATACACCTTATCGCGGTCTTCTTCTTTTCCACGGTCTCGGTTCTGGTAAAACTTGCACCTCTATTGCCGTTGCTGAAGGAATGAAAAATCAAAAACAAGTCTACATATTTACACCTGCTTCTTTACGTATGAACTATGTTGAAGAAATTAAAAAGTGTGGGGACTTAATATACCGCAAAAATCAACACTGGGAATTTAAATCTGTTATCAAAGAACCAGAATATATGGATGCCTTATCTAGTGTTCTCGGATTAACCAAAGAATTTATTGCAAAAAATAAGGGAGCGTGGCTCGTTGATGCAAACAAAAAACCGAATTTTGAAAGCCTTTCACAAGAAGAAGCCCAACAACTTGATATTCAAATTAATAAGATGATTGAAAACAAATACAAATTTATTCACTACAATGGTATCAATATGTCGAAATATGAATCTCTTACTAAAAATTTTACCATCAACCCTTTTGATAACAGTGTAATTATTGTTGATGAAGCGCATAACTTTGTCAGTCGAATTGTTAACAAACTCAAGAAAGAAGATTCATTATCTTATCTTTTATACGACAATATCATGGCTGCCGAAAATGCTCGTGTTGTATTTTTAACCGGTACACCTGTTATCAATTATCCTAATGAAATTGGTATTTTATTTAACATGCTCCGCGGATACATTAAAACATGGTCCATGAAACTTAACATCGGTACAGGCAAGAAGATCATTCAAAAAACGATCGAGAAAAAATTAGCTGAAATTAAAACACTTGATTTTATTGACTATAAACCGTCAACAAAAGATTTAATCATTACACGCAACCCACATGGATTTTTTCGAGAGTATGACAGCAAAGAATACAAAGGTGTTTACTTGAACGATAGTGGACAAATGAGCGATGATGACTTTATAAATCATATTAAACGCACTCTTGCCGAATCGAAAATTGAAATTATTGAAGGAACTATTCAATTAACCAATCACAAAGCGTTGCCCGATACACTTGATGAATTCAAATCATACTTTATTAATGCTTCAAATGGAAACCTTAAAAATGAAATGCTTTTGAAACGACGTATTCTTGGACTTACTTCATACTATCACGATAAGGTTGAACTTATGCCTCGCTATAACCCTGAAACTGATTTCAAGGTTGTGAAAATACCTATGAGCGACTATCAATTTGGTATTTACGAACAAGCGCGCGTTGAAGAGCGAAAATTAGAACGTTCTTCTAAAAAGAAACGACCCAGTGGCAAGAAAGACGACTTATACAGTGATACTGTATCAACCTATCGTATCTTTTCGCGTGCTTTCTGCAACTTCGTTTTTCCACGTGCGATTCAAAGGCCTTTGCCTCAGAACGAAGACAACATTCAATCTGCTGAAATTGAAAATCTTGATGAAGACATCATGGACGCAACTCCTGTATCTGAAAAACTTGCTAATCCCGATGGAACACACACTGTTGACGACGAAGCAGAACTTGAAGCTAAAATAGCCGAAGTATCAGCTGAAACTTATCCTCAGCAAATTGTTTCTGCACTTGAAAAACTGCAAAAAGATAGCAAATCATTCCTTAGCAAAGAAGCGCTTCAAACATACAGTCCTAAGTTTTTGAATATGCTTGAAAACCTCGAAGACGAACGTTATAAAGGGCTTCACATGATGTATACGCAATTCCGCACACTCGAAGGTATCGGTGTATTTAAACTTGTTCTTGAAGAAAATGGATTCACACAGTTTAAAATAAGACAACAACAAGGTGAGTGGGTACTTGATATTGAAGCCACTGAATTTGGAAAACCTATGTTCGCCTTATATACTGGTACTGAAACGCCGGAAGAAAAAGAAATTATTCGCAATGTATTTAACAGCACTTGGGAATATGTTCCTAAAAAGATAACGGAACAACTACTCAAGGTATCAATGAATAACCATTACGGTGAAATTATTAAATTGCTTATGATTACTGCGTCTGGCGCAGAAGGTATTTCACTTAAAAATGTACGATATGTACATATCACTGAACCTTATTGGCACCCAGCTCGTACTAAGCAGGTTGTAGGTCGCGCGAGAAGAATATGCAGTCATGAAGCCCTTCCTGAAGCCGAACAAACAGTAGAAGTATTTCAATATTTAATGACATTCAGTGAAGAACAATTAGCAAGTGATGCTTCAATTGAATTGCAATTAAAAGATAAGAGTAAGGTTGATAAAACAACACCAGTATCAAGTGATGAAACATTATATGAAATTTCTGTTCTTAAAGAAGAAATTAGCAAGCAACTTCTTACTGCTGTTAAAGAATCAGCCATTGATTGCGCTATTCATTCTAAGGCTGATGCAAAAGAACCCCTTGTATGCTATTCAGTTAGTGGGGCGAATTCTAATACATTTTCTTCGCGTCCATCATATCAGCGTGAAGAACGTGATAAAGCTGCTCGCGCTAACAAAAAAGTAATTGAATGGGAAGCAAAAGAAATGAAAGCAAAAGGAAAACGATATGCATTGAATCCTAAAACTATGGAACTTTTTGACTATGATAGTTATATTCTTGCCAAAACAGTTCCTGGAAACGCTCCTCTTAAGGTAGGAGAACTTATCAAAAATCCTGAAACTAAAAAATACACAATCAAACTAAACGTTAATTAATTTATAAGTTATAATTTATAATTTATAAATTCTTTGGTGAAAATGAAATTCCACAACCACAACTCGAGGCCAATTTTTTATCAATCTTAAATATAAATTTGCTTTCATAAATACCTTTCGAATAATCCTCATAAACATAATCAATTGAACTCCCTAATAAAAACATTTCACTTATTGGATCAACGTATAACTTAACATCATTACTAGTTAACATTAAAGGTTTTTCATCTAATATTGACTTATCTTTCAGTAAGTCTAAGTTAAAATTAAATCCATTACAGCCACCACCTATAGCTGAAAACAAAAATCCATCTTTATTTGGCGTCTTAGTTAAAATATTTGCCATTTTATTCCACGCATTACGAGATACAACAATGCTCATTAATATATTACTATTTAATATTTAATATATTAACCCGTTTCGTATTTAAGAGTATATTCTATAATATAGCTATATATGGAATATAATATTTATTGTTTTTGGACTGGAAACAATAAAATGAGTGAACAAAGACAAACCTGTCTAAAAGAATTGAAAAAAATATCACAATGTAATGTAATATTAGTTACACCTGAAATATTAAATAAATATATTTTAGATGACCATCCATTACATCCATCATTTAATTATTTATCGGAAACACATAAAGCTGATTATTTAAGAACATATTTTATGAGATTTCATGGAGGTGGATACTCTGACATAAAAAAAACAACAGGTAGTTGGATAGAATCTTTTATTAAACTTAAAAAAAGTGATAAATGGATCATTGGATACAAAGAAATAAATGGTGGTGTAGCAGTAGCTTCATTACAAGATAAATGGATGGATCTACTTGGAAATGGTGCTTATATATGTAAAGCTAATACGCAATTTGTAATTGAATGGTATAATGAAATGATAAAATTAATGGATATAAAATATGAAGAACTAAAAAAAAATCCTGCTAAATTTCCACAAGATAAAAAAGAACTTTATACTAATAAGACAGATCTTGAAAATAACAAATTAACTGAACATTGTTATCCCATTGAATGGAATGAAATGCTTGGTAGAATATTTCATAAAATTTTATACAAATACAAAGATAAAACTTTTAATACGCTTCCCACATCTATTTTTCATTCATATAGATAAATATTACATTTTAACGGGTAAGATTTTTTAACTTGAAAATATACTGCTAATTTCGTTTAAGCTTGCTAAGAAACAATGATGCATCATTGCTTGATGGCTCTTCTATCTCTTCTATTTTTGCATTAAAAGAAACACGACGTTCATTTGTCTCATTTGATTTATCCTTAATATCCAATTCAATAACATTATTGTTCACAATATTATCTTGTATAGTTAGACGACCATTCCATAGTTCACTGTTTTCGCCACTGTCTTGTGGTTTGGCAGCTGAGTTTGTTATCCACTTTTCGGCCTCTTTCTGTGAATCTTTACTATTTTCCATAATAATATTTTGCAATTCTCGCTCTCTCTGTTCAAGCGTTCTATCCATCTGAAAATTTTTAATTACCTCTTGCTCTTCTGAATTATCTGAAAAATCGATCTCGGTTGGTCTTTTTGCATTAATTAACTTTGAAAACTCTTCTTGCTTATTTTTCAACTTGTTATTCATTTCTTCATCTCTTTTTCTACTAATATCTTGACGTAAATGTGGTTCATTTTGCGGTTCTGGTTGTCTTTGAAAATTTGTACTAGACTGCTGATTTAATTTTTCTAATGCACTTGGAATTAATTCAACTGCGCGTATAATAAACTCTTTATTTTTTTCTAACAATGTATGAACAATATCCGGTTTTTCTTTATCTACTGTTTTAATAATACTTTCAAAAATGTGCTGTAATGGATTTATATTAAAAGTTGTAGGAGCAATAATACGGTTATCCAAAAGCATATTCCATAAAAACTCTTTGTTTTTTTGTGTATCAAACGCCATATATAAATAGTTTATCTACAAACTATTTATATTATTTTGTAGCTTCGTTAAAATATATTTTTCTGAATTCCATCATTTTTTTATCTGGAATACGCTTCTTTTTTAACGACATAGGATCTAAATTACCTTTCAATACATTAATCAAAAAATAGAGGGAATAAATACCGCACTCTGTTGTTGTAAATTGATGTTCAAAAGGATGATTCTCATCAATTGTAAAACTTATATTCATTTTCGCTCCCTGTTTTTTTACCATGTTTGCAAACTTTTTTATCTTTCTTGGGAGAGGATCTCCATTGCTATCAAAATAGAATATTAATCCCTTTTTAATGTCAATAAATAATGACACCCAGTGTGATCCTGGTTTATAATGCGGATCTAAATTAAAAGATACTCCTATCTTTGTTTTTTTCTTATTTATCTGTTCTTGCAAACTAAAATGACATAACTCTTCCCAAACACATTCGCCATACAACTTAATCTTATCGTAATCAATTGGTGATGGTCCAATAAACTCAAAACATGGGTATACTTTTTCGTACTGTTTCATTACATTTAAAATATCGATACTTGATAACCATGTGTTAGGATCGCTTTTCCATTCTTCTGGTGATTCTGGTGCAAAAGTGTGGTTTAATAACTCTTTGTTTAAATTATTCTTTACAAATCCTTGTTCTAACCAACATTTTTCATTATTACAGTCTCCTGACATGTATTTTTTTAAACTTTCCCATATTTCACGTGTGTTGTTTGTTAGTATCTTTTTATCAGGATGTCTTACGTTCCACAAATTTTTCATTTTTTCAATTGAACGATTGCTATAACAAGAAAATTTGTTATCACCATCTTGCTTAGGACCACACTGTATTTTTTTAAATGGTTGTTTCGAAGTTTTTCGGCGTATTTTTCTTTTTGATTTTGATTTAGTTTGTTTTTTGTATTGTTGGTGTTTCCTTGTTTTCTTCATCATAAATATTATCTATATTATCTTTTTTTCTATTTTTTGGTTTTATTCCTTTCTTTTTTAACTTAGGATTTTTTAAATCGATCTCTTTCTTTTTAGTTAGCACCTTTTTTGGTGGTGGCGCTGTGCGAATCTTTTTAACTGTCATACAATCTTCTATTTTTGTTTTGGCGGGTGCAGTCTTTGACACTATACTGTTTATTTCACTCATCTTGTTATCAGTTATTTTAAATGTTTCTGTCTGGGTAGACGACTTGTTTTCAACAAGATTTTCATACTCTTGTTGAAGTATATCAACCGTATCAACTGTTTTAAAATAACTTACACACTCTTCTAAATATGCGTTAAATGATTCAGTTAATCGCTCTGGACAATCCTCCATAAATTGCGGCTTTGCCTCAATTATATCCTTTGTTAACTTAATTATACGCTTTCTATAAAAACGTTTGTTGTTTTCTCTCTCGTGATTAAACTCAGCATTGTTTTTAACCAAATATTTTTCATAGTGTCGTGTATTTGTTAAACATTCAAGCGTAATAAGATCTACCGCTGACGTTTTTTTACTAACATTACCTGAAAAATCCATGTTTAATTTTATAGGTTTAAACTTATAAAATTAATTATATATTTTTTTTCATTTTTACACTAATACCGGTTATTCTATTACTTGATGTTTTTTGTTTGTTGACGCGTGTGATTTTCAAATAAACCATTACCTACATTATTAAACGGATTAGGATTAAATTCATCTAACTTTTGCTCTTTAAACAAAAGAGGATTCGACTGCTTAACCGGTTGGCTTGCTTGTACAGAAACCTCTTGGTATAAATCACTTTTCGTTGACGGGATGTAATGAGCTCTCGGGTTGGCTTGCATCGGGAAAATAGTACCTCTCAATACCGTTTCTACATCAACATTGTCAGCATAACCATGCCAAGGTGCGCTCGAATTACCTGGATTAAATGTACCTTCAACGCTGTGAGGACCTACACGTTGTATTGGGACATTTGATTCAACACGTCCATCGACAATAGGCATTCTAATATGACGTGTTTGAACTCCACGCATGCTATAATATGGTTGAAGAGGTCCTGATGGAACATTTCTTGATGACATACGCTTATTTAATTCTTCTACACGCTCTAAATTATTATAAACTATGGAACAATTCATATATGATAATATATATATCTAACTTATTTTTTTTTTACTTTAAAATGGTAATTTATACCAACTTAAAGAATGAAAACTATATTATTTCAAAGAACCTTGTATTTTACATGTGCGGTATTTTTATGCTTCTAAATAACCCAAGTAATATGAATAAGTCATCTTCTCTTGTATATAACTCTTTTATGAAAGGCAAAGGTCGTGGTCCTGAACATTCTGTTTTGACTGAATTTCTAATGTCAGTACCTATTGGATTTCATAGATTAGCAATCAATGGATTGAATGACGGAGCAAATCCTCCACTAATTGTTAATGGAGTTCAGCTTATTTGCAATGGAGAAATATATAACTACAAAGAACTTTATGAATCACTACAAATTAAACCATCTACCGATTCTGATTGTGAAGTTATTATTCATTTGTATCTTAAATTTGGTATTGAAAAAACTCTTCAAATGCTTGATGGTGTCTTTGCATTTGCTCTTCAAGATGGCAACAACTTAGATTTTCCTATCTATCTTGCACGAGATCCTTATGGTGTTCGCCCTCTATATGAGTTTCAAATTCATCCTGTGAATTTGAATGATAAATCAATCATGTATGGATTTGCCTCTGAAATGAAATCACTTATTGACATTATGACCTATCAACGTAATTACACAAATCATAATATCGTACAATTTGAACCGGGGACGTATAGTGAATTTATTTTTCCTCAGAAAGTTTGCAGTCCTTGCAAAAAAACTATTTCAAACAAACGATATACCATGTTGCCATTTGTTAATCAAATGAAACATTCTGAAGAACATATTTCACAATTGATCCGCACAACATTATTGAATGCTGTTGAAAAACGCGTTAAAACTACTGAACGACCTATTGCTTGTTTACTTTCTGGCGGTCTTGATAGTAGTTTGATTACTGCACTTGTGGCGAAATTTTACGACAGTGAAAAAAATGGTAAGCTTAAAACCTTTAGTATTGGTCTTCCTGGTTCAGAAGACTTAAAATACGCGCAGGAAGTTGCTGATTACATTGGTACTGATCATACAAATATCGTTGTACAAGAAGAAGATTTTCTTGCAGCAATACCTAAAGTAATTTATGCTGTCGAAAGCTATGATACAACAACTATTCGTGCAAGCACTGGAAACTACTTAATTTCTAAATATATTTCGGAAAACTGTGATGCTAAAGTAATATTCAATGGTGATGGTGCGGATGAAGTTATGGGTGGATACTTGTATTTTCACAAATCTCCAAATGAATTTGAATTCGATTTTGAATGCAGACGACTTGTCTCGCAGATTCATTATTTTGATGTCCAGCGTTCTGATCGTTCTATTTCTTCACACGGTCTTGAACCTAGAACGCCATTTTTGGATCGAGCTTTTGTTCAGATGTATTTGTCTCTTCCTACGAACAAACGCTGCTTTAATCTTCCTGAAAACAAGGGACAGTGTGAAAAATATCTTATTCGCAAAGCATTTGATCACGTTTTTGATGGAGATAAACAGCCAGTACTACCTCATTCTGTACTCTGGCGCCGTAAAGAAGCGTTCAGTGATGGTGTAAGTTCGAAAAAACGTGGATGGTATGAAATTATTCAAGAACATGTTGAACAATTTGGTAAAGACTATAATGATTTTAAACTATTAGCTTTGCCTGATGAAAAAAAACCAATCACAAAAGAACAACTATACTATTACAAAATATTTCAGCAACATTTTCCTAACTGCGATAAAGTATTTCCTTACTACTGGATGCCCAAATTTGTTGAAGCCACTGACTCAAGTGCTCGCACATTAGAGTTGTATAACGAAGATAATGAATAAAATTGAAGGTTAAAAATAATACGTATTATAATTATATAGTCAATCACGTATATAATTATAAGATGTTGAAAACACTTGCAAGTAAAATAAATACTAAATGGCGCGATGTTATTGATGAATTCATAAACAAATATCCTGAAAAATGGAATGCGCTTGAAACAAAATATCAAAATGATCGAGTAGATTTCGAAGGAATTTTAGAAATATTCCCAAAACCTGAAAATATATTTCGATGTTTTAACTATTTTAATCCTGATGAAACACGCGTAGTTATTCTTGGTCAAGATCCGTATCATGGCGCTGGTCAAGCTACTGGACTTTGCTTTGCTGTTCCAAATGGAATGAAACATCCTCCATCACTTCGCAATATTATTCGCGAATACAATGAAGAACATGTTGAACTTTCAAAAACTATTGACAATAGCGATCTTGAAATGTGGGCTAAGCAAGGGGTATTAATGCTGAATGCCGCATTGACAGTAAGAGAAAAATCGCCCGCAGCACACATGAGATATTGGAAAGATTTCACACAATTTATTATTGATTATACTGTTGAAAATACGGAATCTGTAATATTTGTCGCCTGGGGCGCATTTGCACATCAAAAAATGGAAAAAGTGGCCAGTCCACTTGGAAAAACTAAAAATCATTCACTTGTAGTTAGTTCTCATCCATCACCACTTAGCTGCTACAAACCATATAAAGGGTTTTCATCATTTGTCGGTTCTAAACCATTTGGTAAAATTGACAAACTTCTACTTGATAAAAATAAACCGGTTGCTATGAAAAAATACTGGTCACAAGGTCGCATTCACTGGGTATATAAATTCGATTAATCAATACATTTACTAGTTAAGCTTTACGGTTTTATTTTTTAATCTATGCTTTTTTATTTTATTTCCTTTTTTCGATTTTTTGTATTTTTTAATTGTTATATTTTTTTCTTGTTTTGGTGTTTTATCCATTGCGTTTTTAAAGAAATTTTGTAGATGATACATTATTCGCTTGCTAATAACACGATCTAACTCACATTCCAACTTGTCTTTTTTCTTAACATTGTAAGCATAAAGTTTCATGTGTGATAATACACGCGATCGAAAATCATTTAAGTTATCAATCTTTGCAGAGCAAGGTATTTTAGAATCAATAAACCTTTGTATCATTAACTCATAAGGCAAATCATGTGTATATGGCTTAATATTTATATAATAAACCATATCATGTTCCATTCCTTTGTGCTCTTGGTCATCAAGAAAGCAAATTTTAGCATCTTTGGGTATTTTTGTACAACGCAGTAAATCGCTATATGTTTTATTATGAGTTGTTCTATTTATCTCTACTTGTCTACCATCAACTTTAAAAGCACAAATTACCTGATCAAACAATTGTGAGTTTAATCTTTTCTCAAAATATTCTTTTATATCATAAGTCCAATGTTTTGGACCCTGATTATTTGTGTAAATCATTATTTTATTGCAAATATTCGATTTTTTTTTGTGCTTTAAGTAGTTTAAAATACTTATTATATTAGGCCTTAAAAATTCAGGATATAAATCCAAAACATCAAAAAAATCATTTTTTGTCAGATTATTAAAATAATTATCAAGAGCATCCCAAAAAATGCCTAACTCAACAAATGCTCCTAATGTTTCATCTAAATCGAAAACAACAATCTTATCACAGGTATCAGACATAGACTATAGAGAGAAAACATTATTTAAATAAATTTTATACTTAAATAAAATTTTAATATTCACTATTACTAGATGAGCAAATTAAACAAAAATGATTATATTACAATTTTGAATTTTTATAAAATAGAGATACCCAAAACAAAAAAAGGCAGAGTTAGCTATTCTAAAACAAAACGTCTTGCTGAAGACATACTTGCTAACAAATTATGCAGATGTATCAAAAAGGTTGATAAATCTACAAAGAACACAAATAAAAAACAGAAACTGAAAAATGAAACACAGGCTATTGGTATATGCGCTGACTCTGTTATTAAAAGGAAAAATCTCAAATATAATCGTTTTGAATGCAACAAAAAATATCGTTTTATCACTGGCAAAAATCGTCAGCGTTTAATGAAAACAGCAAACAAAGTCATTTCAAATAAAACTCGCAAAAACAGAAAACTTTAACTTAATTACAATGAAACTTCGCTATTATCGTCAGAAACAAGGTTTGTTAGTAATGTATCATCATCCGACTTCTTGAATTCTTTCTCATTTAAAAGCATTCTAATCGTAATTATTGATGCGCTTTCAGAAACAAATACTCCCCATAATGCTATATCTATTTGACTTATATTCACTAGTATAAGTAATACACTCTTAATTGCATCAATTAAATACATTGAATTTCCATAAAACTGCAACTCGTTCTTATTGAATTCTGTAATAACTTTTTTATCTGGATTATAAATATTGAAACCAATAATCGGATTTGCTATCTCACCAATAAGGACATCGGAAACTTTAATTATCATAATACAGAATAGTAGCATACAATAACGCGTATAATCATCTATTGCTACAGAAATAATTATCAAATCTTCTTGCGGACCCCAACGCAAGTATTTTGAGTTATCATCTCTAAATACAACAACTAATGACATCACAAATAAAAGTAGTAAAAAATTACAGATCAAACATATTTTTAACTTTCTATTAACATTTTTCATTTACTTATATAATCTAACGCAGATAACAAAATTTTCTCATTTGGAGTTAATTTTTGAAATATTAGATTTTCTTCCAACCTTATTTGGAAAAAGCGGTTCATATTGTTTTTACACACAATATGTACTACTGATTCATCTACTACTTTTATATCCGATATAATACCACCATTTTTCAGTTTCAAATCATCCAAACTATCTATATTTAATGGAATCCATCGTATATACTGACCATACTGTATATCATCAATGGAATCTACATAACGATAGTCCCGCAGTTTTCTATGGAACTCTTTTAATTTTTCTCTTGGAAGTTGCAACTCTTGCAGTCTGTCATTTTTTATTTGCTTTATTTTTTGACTTGTTAACTCAACAAAATTTGCATTATCATCGTTATCTAAAGATTGCATTAACTTGTAAAGCACTTCATTATCCTCTAGAGACATGTTTACCTACTTACAATCTTAAGATATTTTTATATTTTATTTTTATACCTATCATACAAACCCCTCTTGATTGCTTGTTGCTCAATCACCAAACGCACATACTCGCGAATTTCTTCGTTTCCGTGTTGTTTCAGATAGTTTAAAATTTCATACGCAAATGTCATTATACGATTTTATTAGATAATAAATACTTAAAAATAATTGTTGATTCCATAACTATAGTGTAAGCAAATGAACATTCTTATTACTGGAGGTTGTGGGTTTATTGGCTCTAATTTTGTTAACTATATGGTTAAAAAATATCCTCAATATAATTTCATTAACGTTGATGTTATGTACTACTGCGCTTCTCTTAAAAACATTGAAGAAGAGGTACAAAACGCACCCAATTATAAATTTATTGAATGCAACATCAATGATTTTACATTGATTAAATACCTGCTTAAAACTGAAAATATTACGCATATTATTCATTTTGCAGCACAATCACACGTTGATAACTCGTTTGATAACTCATTGCAATATACAGAAGATAATGTGAAAGGCACGCATTCACTATTAGAAGCAGTCCGTGTTGTTAATAAAGAAATAGTTTTTTTCCATTTTAGCACCGATGAAGTTTATGGACAGTCTGAACTAGATGAAAATCCTAAGGATGAAATGTCGCTCCTTTGCCCTACTAATCCATATGCTGCAAGTAAAGCAGCAGCTGAAATGCTTGTAAATTCATACATTCACTCTTACGGCTTAAAATGTATAATTAGTCGTGGAAACAATGTCTATGGTCCCAATCAATATCCGGAAAAACTTATTCCGCGGTTTATTGAATTAATGAAAAAGGGTGAAAAATGCACCATTCATGGAGACGGTTCTTCGTTAAGAACCTTTATCCATGTTTATGATGTATGTACTGCTGTTGAAATCTTACTTCATAATGGAAAATATGGTGAAATTTACAATATTGGTAGCGATCCATCGTATGAAAAATCTGTTATGGATATTGCTAAAATCTTAATTTCAATTATGAAGAATAGAAAGTTAAGCGAAAATGAAGACATTTCTGCTCATATTGAATATGTTGATGATAGACCTTTCAATGATAAAAGGTATTTCATTACAAACGAAAAATTAAAACAATTGGGTTGGCAACAAACTATTGCCCTTGAAAAAGGTATCAAACAACTATTTTATTAATATACACGCCAACCAATACTTCCATCTGACTGCATTGTTTCAACTAAATCATCACTACCAAAACTATTATTAAGTTCTGTGCTAATGTTATTTTTCATTTTATGCAAAATATTATTAATACTAGTGTGAATATCAGGTATCTTTTTGTAAGCTAGTAATTTTTTTTCACAAAGAAAATTATTACTCCTTTCACTTAAAAGGATCTTACTTTGCTCTTCCTGGGTGAAATTTTTCCATGTAAAGTCTTTATCAACTATATTTTTGTATGCATTCAATATCTCATTATGACTTATACGTCCAGGATTTACCATATTGTACGTCCCAGTAATTTTGTCTTGCATCATTTCAAACGATAGTGGAATAATATCGTTCAATACGGTCATAGAATTCGGAATGCTGCATATTTTTTCATAGTTTGTTATCTTTGTAATAAAATTCCGCGGATGAACTTCATCTGTAATTGGCATGCGAATACGCAAGTTTAATGCGTTTGTCTTCTTCATTAAGGTGTCAGTAAAACCTTTCACTACACTGTAGTTTGAACCGAAAAAATTAGGTGTGTCTTTCTCAGTAAATTTTTTCATGTTTTCAATTGAATGCTCCTCGTTATATGTGAAAATACAACCTGTACCAATGTATGTGAAATGAATATTATTACTATCACAAAACATAGCTAGCGACAAAGGAGAATACAAGTTATCGTTTATATTTTCATGCAACCTGCCATGATCCTGCAAATAATCAATAGTTGTAAATTCCTTACCATCACGAGATCCATGTGTTCTTCCCATGCAACAAACAACATGCGTTGCTTCTTGCGCTAAGATGTCCTGCAGAATTTCTTCACTTTCTGCGCGAAATAGCGAATAAACACATTCAACACTGTTTTTTTTAAATAAATCTAAGTATTTTTTACCAATCCAGCCTTTATGTCCTATAAGATACACTTTCATTACAGAATTATAATATATTGTAATGAAATTATTTTAAATGTGTTTAAACTAAAAATAAAAATAATTGCCAAAGGTATATATGATTATTACAAATCCATCTGTGTCGTTTCTTTATCAAGAGGCACAAGAAACAGATAAACTTGAAGTTAGTAGCACTAACGCATTACTCGCATATTCTGGTAAATATACTGGAAGATGCCCAGAATCAAAACGTATCGTTAGAAGCGAAAAAACAAAGGGTATATGGTGGGGACATATCAACAAACCTATGACACCTGAATTATTCTCAATTTACTGCAAACACGCCAAAAAACTCCTTTTGGAAGATAATGAGATTAATACTTATCACATACAAGGATATGCTGGATGGGATAAGAAAAAACAACAAGTTGTACATGTTTACTGCAAAGAAGCATATCAAGCGCAATTTATGAAGAATATGCTCATTGAATACGACGATAATGACATAAGCGATTATACTGATTTTACCATATATAATGTTGGTATGTGTGATTTACGATCAGTTCAAGTTCCCAGTATGTTTCAGGATCCACTTCTTTCAGATACTTTAGTAGCAATAAATATTGATACGCGTGAAATGATTATATATGGAACAAGATACGCTGGAGAGATGAAAAAAGGTTTACTTACTTGGATGATGTATCACTCAAAAACAATTAATGAACTTTGCTTACATTCAAGTGCAAACAAATCTAAAGGTGATCAGGATGTTTCACTTTTTTTTGGAATGAGTGGTACTGGTAAGACAACTTTATCGGCAGATCCCAATCGAATACTTATTGGCGATGACGAACATATTTGGCACGATCATGGAATTTATAATATAGAAGGAGGATGTTATGCGAAATGTATTAATCTCTCTGAGAGCCATGAACCCGAGATATTTAACGCAATCAAGTATGGTAGCGTATTAGAAAATGTTGTTGTTGATGAAAACAAGCAAGTTGATTTTACATGTGGCGATATTACACAAAACACACGATGTAGCTATCCGTTATCATTTATTCCTAGTTCTATATGTGAAAATATTGGTGTTGGTAAACATCCTGATAGAATAATTTTTTTAACTTGTGATGTACTTGGTATTTTACCAGCATTATCAAAATTAAATCTTGAAGAAGCCATCAATTTCTTTTTGAGTGGTTATACATCCAAAATGACAGGTACCGAAGAGGGAATTAACGAACCTACACTTACTTTTTCTGCGTGTTTTGGAGAGCCATTTCTTATTTGGCATCCAATTGAATATGCTAGGTTGCTTCGTAAAAAAATTGTAGAAAATAACACTCCCGTTTGGTTGATAAACACTGGTTGGAGTAAAGATGTTGAAACTGGCAACTTCAAACGTATACCACTTAAACATACTAGAAAAATGGTTGATTTTATACATAAATATAGATCAACCGATATAAAATTTATTAATTACACAAAAACGTGTTTTAATCGTTTTAATTTTTATATACCGCAACACGAAATGCTTAATGATATACCAGAAAATATTTTATTTCCTCATAAATGCTGGTCTCAAAGTGAATGGCAACAGAAAATCGACTTTCTTAGCAGCAAGTTTGCTGAAAATTGGGTTTCTAAAATAAAACCTGTGAAAATAAGCTCTATTTAATTTTCTTTTTCTTTCTCGGTACCCTGTATTGTTTCATCAGTATTCAAAGATGAATGATATTTTGCTCTTATTTCTATAAGCTTTGCATCAACCCATTGTATAAATGTATCTATTTTGGAACAAAACATTACATCATTATTATACGTAATTTTTAAATTACGTATACCATTCTTAGAACTTTCAAGATCTTTCATTATATTGGACGCCATAACGTATTGTGCGTGCTGTGATGAATTCAAAAATAACTCAATCAACTCTGTTGAATTATTTAACACTTTTTCTATAAATGTTAATGTATTTTGTCTTGAATCAACATTCCAAATTGTTCTAGACACTGTTGTTTTAAAGCAATCTAATTGCATAAACATTCCACCCACATTCATTTTTTCACCTTTTTGTATTTTAGATAAAAATTTTAACTTGCTTATTAATTCTTCACTACTATCCATTTACTTATATTTATTTATGCGTTATTTTTAAATCCGGATGCGATATCTTATTTAACCCAAACTTCAAAGAAAAACTCATTAATTGCCATACTAACTTCAGGATGTCTGTTTACATAAATACGACGGAAACCTTTTTCCACATACAAATCTTCTACAAATTTTCTGTTATTATCATTGAAATAGTCATTTTCCACAATGATCATTGAAAATTTATCAAGTATATCCGGATCATCCTGTAAAATGTGAAATAATGCACCTTCACAATCAGCTACTAATGTATCAAATGTTAAATTATATCGTTCTTCCAACTCTGGAATTGTGATATTTTTAACTTTATTATAACCTTCAATGAGATGATTGCTCGCAATTGTATTCCATGTATTTGCTTTTTGTAATAATTTTCGTTTTGAAAGTGCGCAACCCTCAACGTGAAATTTAAGGTTGTTATCATCTCGATTTTTCTTTAAACATTCTGCGACTTCTGCATCGCTTTCAAGAACTACTAAGTTTTCTTTATTATTTAACTTTGACCCAATAACCATACTATTGCGCCCTATATTACCTCCTAATTCTAATACAACAGCATCTGGTCTTACAAACTTATATGCCATAAATTGTTCATATGATTCATCACTTTTAAAATCACCATTACTGTTTAATACCCAACTTACATTGTGATTGAACGTATGTCCAGATTTTAAAATGTTTAATTCATTAATTAAAATATCATCACTTTTTTCTTTTGGAGTTGTTTCAAAGTCTATATCTTTATGAATATAAACATTTTCATATGTATTGTAAACTCTAGAATTGAGCCCATTATCAAAAATCTTAATATACTTTACTTCACCCCACACCGGATCACCAAACAATCTTGTTCTCATATGATCGTCGTTTGGAATACAAATCATTCCGCTATCTAAGGTTAATTTTTCTGAAACAATTTCAGAAACATCCACACGGTAATTGTCGTTTCCGTATAAAATTATCATTATATTAATATGTATTTAAAATCTTTAACTTTTTTATATATTCATTATTATTTCATGAATTTTTTTTTTTTTTATTAAAATTTGAAAAGTTTTCTGGAAATATACAAGGAATTGTTTAAAAATTGGGGTTTTTAAATTAGGTTTTCAAAAACGTGAAAAAAAAAAAAAAAATGAAAGTCATTCACTACATATGTAGGGAATTTCTTGAAGGAAAGCCAAAAATTGATGTAGGCAGCTTCTCTAGTACTAAAAAAAAGTCTCCACGAAAACAAATTTAAATAAAATATTGTGAAATATTATAGAAAAATGGCAAAAACCGATGAAAAATTTTCCTTACCTACTTTTACAAAAAAAGGGGGTTTTTGTGAATACTGTGATTATTTTACAGCGAATAAAAAAGATTTTACTCGTCATTTAGCCACACGTAAACACGAAAAAATGTTTTTACAAATTTCTGAAAAACGAAAACAGGATGCCCAAAAATTAGAGGATAATGCAGCGAAAATAAAAATTTCAAAAAATGAAAAAATGAGACTGACCCAAATTTTGGGGCAAATCGACAAATTCTCTGCAAATAAAAAATCCCCAAAAAACGTATGTGAGTGGTGTAGTAAAGAATTTCCCTATAATTCTTGGTTATGTAGGCACTACATGACTTGTAAGGCCAAAAAAAAGAAGGAAAAAATGGGGAGAAATGAAAAATTCATATGCCATCTATGTAGTAAGGAATATAAATATAAGGGAGCATTCTCTAGGCACTACATGAAATGTTCTAAGACGATGAATAACAAAATTATAACTGAAAATAATTTATCAAACCAAGAAGACACCACATTTCTAAAATTGCTTCTAGAAAGCAATAAAACCAATAAGGAACTTTGTGAGAAAGTTTTGCAATTAGAATCAGAAAAACAACATATTATTCAAAATAATATCACAAATAATCAATATCAGAACAATAGTTTGAATATTAATGTATTTTTGAATGAAGACTGTAAAGACGCTATGAATTTGACTGATTTTATAAATCAGCTACAATTAACAGTTGATGATTTAGATTACACATCATATAATGGATATGTAAAAGGAATTAGCAATATTTTTATAAAAAATTTAACAGATATGGAACCTACAACGAGGCCAATACATTGTAATAATGTCCATAATCCTGAATTTTATATAAAAGATGAAGGAGCATGGGATGTTGATCATGAAAATCTAAAACTAAACAAAACAATTGATGATGTTGGTAAAAAACAGTTAAGTAAAATCAAAGAATGGGAAAGTGCCAATCCACATTGGAACACTACGGAAGAAGGGATAGGGAATTACATGAAAATGGTTAATACTATTATGGGTGGCAGTACCGAGGAAGAACGTAGTAAAAATAGAGAATTAATTAAAACACAAATAACAGAAACAGTTGAAATACCTGATACCAATTGTAGTGAACCAGACAATTTAATTGAAGCCCAAAAAAAAATTGAAACCTAATATACTAATAAATAATATCAATAAATAAGGATTGAATACACAATATAGTGGAGAATAATGTCAAAAAATACTAGCAAGCATTCTTCTGGACGTATTTCACCGACAACTAATGTTAAGTCAAAGAAACAAAACTGTTGTGAATGTTTTACTCCAATTGTGATACTTTTGTTTGGATTTTCAATAATTACTATTTTGCTGTATAATATTATTACAAGTATTATTGCAATCATTGAATTTTCACATGATGATGTAAAGGCTGTTTGTCCAAACTCGGAAATTTGGTGGTTTGTGCTATTTGTAGGAATCATTTGGCCTATTCTATCTGGGAAAGGAACTATGGAAAATATGTCCAAAGAGGAAACGAGTATTAATATAATGCTAACTACTGCATTGCTATATGTAATAATTCTTACAACACTTGTTGCATGGGCTTACGATCAACTCTGGGGTCTTCCCGGATTTGCAAATGATAGTTGTGCTATGGAACATTGGCAAGTTAAAAATACTACTGAAGGCGCTGATAACGACGGTCATAACTTGTACACAAGAGTTGAGTGGTGGCTTTACATTTACCTTGTTCTCGATATAATTATTATAATGGCTCTATGTGGAATTGGTGGAATTGTTGTTATTGATAAAGCATGTCCAAACACGAATAAAGAAACTGAAGAAGAGAGAGTTGCTCGTCTAAATGCTATTCTTACTGGAGAACCCCAAGATAAAACTGCTAGTCATCATACAAGATCTAAAGAAACCAATATGGTTTAAAAAATATTTATAAAAATAATACAATATAAAACTTTTCTATTGTATTATAAATCACTCTTTATTTTTTTTATATTTAACCTGAGTTTTGGTGTAATATACTTATAATGAAACATAAAAAACAGTACTCTTAATGCGACATCACCAAGAAGTATCATAATGGGTATAAATAATCTAAATTTTGCAGCATCTGGCGATAATGGCAAAGCAAAGTATGCAAACATGAAATATAAAATACCGTGAATTGGTCTATACCATCTGTACCAAACTGGTCCTCCAAAAAAGGCTTTCTTTCTGTTTGTGAAAAATAGTGTAAACTCCATAAATCCAAGCAACAAAACAAAGACACCAACCATTCTAAGAACGAAAAAACATGTTTGACGTCTTAATTCACTTTTGATTAAGAAGTAAACAAAACCAGCAAGCGATAATCTAATAATAGTAGTTAAAAGAAATAATATTTTTCGTGTTCCAACACCTAAATTCAACATAATCTTGTATTATAATTAGAATATATTTTACATTCAAATTATAACTGGAATTTACCAATTACCGCCGAGTGCACCATTTGCAGCCATGGGTTCCATCATTCCGTCATCCATACCAGCATTTTCGTGCATTGAATTGAAGTCGGGTGCTTGCTGAACCGGTTGTTGTTGAGGCATCATTTGATTTTGCTGGCCCATAACGTCGGCTTGACTTGGTTGATGTTGAGGAACTTGCTGATTTGCAGATATGGGTTGCGTTACTTTTACATTTCCACCTTGTTGTTGCTGTTGTTTTTGTTCTTGCGCCGGTTGACCTCCTAACATAACACCAACACGGTCTGTAATAATCATTACCTTTTCTCCTAATTTTGTTTGAAGACTAAGAACAATCACAAGGAAGCCAAGAACTATATTTACTAAATTAAGTGATTCGTAGCACACTTTGCTGTATGTTGGGATGTAGGTAATTACTCTGTGAATAAAGAACATACCAACGAATAATAATGATACTTGAGCTACAATTTCTGCTAAAAGTTCAACATTTGATTTAGTATCATCCGCTTCGGGAATAAAACGGTGGACGAATTTGTTTAATACGACAATTGGGATAATTGATAGTAAACTATATTGAAGCACATTAAATAGTTGATTTTTTGTATCATCATCAAAATTAAAAACATGACCAAAAAAGCCTCCTCTTATCTTTTCTGAAGACTCTCTTGCGGTTTTTTCTACTAATTTTTCAACCTTATCCATATGATTTATAAAAAGAAATTAAAAATATATAAAACAATATTATAATGTTGAAAAATACAACACTTCCTTTAAAAACAACTTCCAATGGAGAACATTTCGAAGAGAAACAGTATCTAACACTTATTAACGACATTATTTCAGAAGGAACTCTTGAAAATGGGCGCAATGGTAATACATATGCCGTTTTTGGTAGCTCAATGCACTTCTCTTTAAAAGATAATAAGATACCAATTCTTACTACAAAAAAGGTCGCGTGGAAAACATGCTTACGAGAACTTTTGTGGATTATGAAAGGTCAAACTAGTAATGATTTACTAGTTGAAAATAAAGTGAAAATATGGAGTGCAAATGCTTCAAGAAGTTTTCTTGATAGTCGTGGACTTCAACATTTGCGCGAAAATGATTTAGGAGCTGTTTATGGACATCAGTGGCGCTTCTTTAATGCGAAATATAAAGATTGTGATACAGATTACACAGGCGAAGGTGTTGATCAATTGCAATATATTATTGACAATTTGAAAAATCCAGAAACAAGAAATTCCCGAAGATTAGTAATGTCTGCATGGAATCCTTGTCAGTTAGACGAAATGGCACTTCCCCCTTGTCATGTTATGGCGCAATTTAATGTTTGTGGTGGTAATAAATTATCATGTGCACTCTACCAAAGAAGCGGAGATGTAGGTTTAGGTGTCCCGTTTAACATAGCTTCATACTCATTTTTGACACATATTTTAGCAAAACATTGCGATTTAGAAGCAGATCAGTTTATTTATAATTTAGGAAATGCGCATATTTATGATGATCATGTAGAATCATTACGAAAACAATGTCAACGAGAATGTTTTGAATTTCCTACAATAACAGTGAAAAATAAACACGCAGATATTAATGATTATGTTGAGTCAGATATTGAAATTCACAATTATAAATGTCATGAAACAGTTAAAATGAAAATGCGCGAATAAAATTTTTAAAATTTATCTTTATTAATACTATAATGGCGAATATTACACAAAACATTGTGTCTAAACTTAAGAATCACGAAGAACGTTTAAAAGAATGCGAACGTTTAAAAGGATACACAACCAGTGATGATGTTAAACACATATTTGATCAAAAGTTTAACGAAAAAAATAGCGGTTCATACGCTACACAAGACGAACTTGAAGAAACTTTCCAAAAATACGTATCAAGCAAAGACAACATGATGAGTCAATTCTCATCAAACCAGTCTTCATTTGATGATCGTCTTAATAAGTTTAACGAACAGTTTTCTAACTTATTAAATCAATTAGACACTATGCGTGGCGAATTAAACAAAGTAAAGAAACAAAACGAAGAACTTAAAAGTGAACATGATGCATTAAGCGCCAGCCATAGCGCTTTATCGGTTCGTCATGACGAATTATTAGAGCGCACTAACGCCGAATAAATTGTTTACAATAAAAATTGAATTAGGTATAATCCTGTTTTATATAGTATAAAAATTACTACATAAGGCATCAAAATGCGATTTACGATTACCGACAAAGAGAAAGCTGATTGTTTCTGCACCATTTTCAAGCACATAAAGAATTTTACCGATCATATTACTTTTCAATTTGAAGATGATATGTTGTATGTTCAAGGTATGGATTCATGCCAAGTAAGTTTGTACGAAATTAAGTTTTCAAAGAGCTGGTTTAGTGAGTATGATTCTGATGTTCCATCGAATGAGCCGACAGCTCCAAAAGAAGTATCAGTTAATGCAACCTTTCTTAGCTCTATCCTAGGCATTCGTCAAGATAATCAGGCAATTATTATTGATTATGGTAATGATAAGTTGAATTTTGAATATACAAGTGATGCTACAAATGAGTTTGATAAATATTTTGAACTGCCAACAATGGTACTCGACAAAGACAACTTGGAGATACCAGATTCAGAGTATGTTGCCGATTTTGAGATTGAGACTAAGGTATTTAGCGTTATGATGGAACAACTTAAGATATTTGATGAGCGCATGGATATTGAATGTAGTGAAAGTGATATTATTATTGAAGCAAGTGGTGTTGAAGGCAAAATGAAGATCAACATACCAATTGATGACATTCTTGAATATTCCATCGACGAAGATACTACTTTGAAGCAAAGTTATAGCCTTAACTTTGTAAGTAAGATGTGCGACTTTGCCAAAATCTCAAAAGAAGTTTATATTAGTATCAGTGATGACGTTCCTATGCAGATCCGTTATCCATTGAGCGATGAAAGTTATGTTAGGTTCTTTTTGGCGCCAACAATTACCGAAGACTAAATTACTCCTAGTAAGTATAAATTCTGAAAAAACATTATTTTTTATTAGTAATTAGTCCAAAATAAAAAATAATGAAATACATAGTTGGAGTTTTTTTATTTATTATTGTATTGTTTATCTACGTCCATGTATGTTATCATCTTAAGACAAGCAATGATTTAGAAGTATATGAAGTAGATAATGTTTCAAAAGAACGATTAGAAGACATATGCAACCATCGACAACCAATACTACTTGATAGTAATATTGTGGAAATTATTAATAATTGTAATTTGCAAGAGGTAAAGAAAAATTATGGAGCATTTGATGTAAATATACGAAATGTTAAAGAAACAGACGATAAAACAGATCTATTCATTCCATTTACACTTGAAGGCGGATTTAGCTTATTTCAAAAAGATACAGCGCAAAAATATTGCACTGAAAATAACGGAGATTTTTTAAAAGAAACTGGTCTAATTAAAACGTACCAATATAATGATGGTTTCTTTAGACCACCAATGGTGTCTGCATGTGTTTACGATTTTCTCTCTGGTTCTAAGGATACAACTACACCATTAAGATACAATTTATATAATAGAAACTATTTTATCATTACAGAAGGAAAAGCGACTGTTAAATTGATAACTCCTGACAGTAGTAAGTATTTGTATGAAAATAAGGATTATGAAAACTATGAATTTCGCTCTCCGGTTAATCCTTGGGATGTTCAACCCACATACAGGGCCGATTTTGCCAAATTTAAAACTCTTGAAATCACGTTAGAGCCTGGTAAAATACTTTACATACCGCCATATTGGTGGTATAGTATTCGTTATGATAGTGTTGGCAGCATTTGCAGTCTTCAATATAATACTTACTTGAGTGTTATATCTTTATTACCTACCATAGCTGTGCATAAATTACAATTGTTGAATGTTAAACGTGAACATATAAAAAAAGCAAATTTAACGGATGTAGAAATACCCGAAGAATCGAAACCAGAACAACAAAATAGTGATAGCAAAGAACCAGTTAATGATAATCCCATAGAAACTAGCGAATAATTTATTAGTATTTTATAAGTTTTTAACTCATTTTGTTAAATTGAGTTAAAAACCAAGTATACTGTAATAGTATAGCATGTCTAAACAAAGTTGTCAAGATAATAAAGAAAAGATTGAAGAACTTGTTGAGAATATTATTGAAAATAAAAAATTGATTTCAAATAATAGTGAAAATACAACTTCAACTACGAATACGAATACAATGGAAAGTGATATGCCAAATATTTCAACAAGCGACTATACGACTATAAAACAATATTATGATGATATTTTAAACAAAGACAAGAATCTAGTAGAAACTTCAAACGATGAACCCACTCCTATTGATTGCGTAGAAGAAATGATTACTAAGATTCCAGAGTCGTTTTGGAAGAATAAAGATAATAAAATTCTGGATCCATGTTGTGGATGTGGTAATTTTCCGTTTGTAATTTATTACAAACTGCTGAAATACCATGACAGAGAACATATTTTAACCAATATGTTATATTTTAACGACCTAAATAAGAATCGTACAAACGTATTACAGCAAATATTTGGCAGCGAGTTGAATATTTATAATGAAGACTTTTTGGAAATTACTATCACCGAAAAGTTTGATTTGATTGTAGCAAACCCTCCATACGCAAAGTTGCTTCCAAATGGTAAGCGCGCATCTAAAAATCATAATCTAATAGGATTATTTATAAAAAAATCACTGGAACTTCTAAAGTCAAAAGGGCTACTACTGTATATAACACCAGATAATTGGATGTCTTATGCCGATAGAAACACATTAATTATCGAACTAACAAATCTACAGATTGTATATTTAAACATACATACGGCAAAAAAATATTTCAAAAAAATAGGTTCATCATTTACATGGTATTTAATTGAAAATACTCCATCATATAAACCAATCGAAATTGAAGGTGTATGGAACAAAAATATCTACAAAGATATTGTTGATAGTGAAGAACGGAAATATATTCCACTTTACTACAATAAAACTATTCAATCTATCTTACATAAAACTATTGATAATAACACTATACAAAAGTTTCATGTGCAAACGAGTAGCGACCTACATAAGTACACAAAAAAATCACTTATTTCTTCAACACAAGATGACAAACATAAATATAAACTAATACATACACCAAAGCAAATTGTCTGGAGTTCTCGACCACATAAATATCAAGATGGTTTCAAAGTATTTATTTCTACAACATCTTATTATGGAACATTCGTAGATAAATGTGGAATGACACAATCAATCGCATTCATTATGTGCAAAGATGAGACTGAGGCAAAAAATATAAGTAGTGTTTTGAATCATCCAATGTATAAATTCATTAACAATATTTGTCGTTATGGAAACTTCAACAACATTCGTATTCTTCAAAAATTCCCTTATTGTGATAATTATGATGATGTGTATGAAAAATTTGGTATTACAGAAGAAGAAATCAAATTCATTGAATCAAATAATTAATTCATTTATATGTAGTGTTTTGTGTAATTATGTCTAACACATGGAATATTTGGACGAAAATTTTTTATAAATTTAATTTTTGTTTTGCTTAAGCAAATCACCTTCTCCAATTACCTTTCGACCTAATGTTTTTGTTAAATGGTTGTTAACATTTTTTTCTACTGCTTCATAATGACTAACCTCTTCATATTCTGGTTCTCCTTCACTAGTAGGAAACGGTTCTATTTTCGTAGGAACGTTAAATATATAGAATTCAATATTTTTACCATCCACCAAACATTGTCTGAATATTTGTGACCATACATAATTAGTTTCTGATGGTGAACCTTTTATTGTCCAGTTCTCCTCTGTTCCAGCACCATATGTGCGTTCTGGCAACGGATTCTTTGATTTACCACCTTTGAGAATTTTATTTTCACAAACAATCAAATAAACTAGGTTAGACACACCCTTAAATTCTTCATTAACGCAAATGTCATATCCACTAGTTCTTTTATCATTTTTTTTTATCCATCCACCCTTTTTAAAAGGTATTTTTGTCTCTTTTAAATATTCATGAATATCTAGTTGGGAACTAATATCCCATTGATGTTCTTGGTACTTATATTCCTTACTTGCTTTAGGGGTTGTTTTAAAACGAATTATATATTTCGCATTCTCGGTGTCAGTTGCAACAATGTTTTGTTTGGTAGGAGTTGTCATTTTGGTAGCACTTGAAAGTGAGGACACGGTTGTTGTTTGTATGCTCGTTTTTGTGCCACAAGAACAAAGCTACGTTTTTGAATCAATTTTTTTTGGACCCCATTTCTTAATATTTCATAGAAACTAGCGAATAATTATTTGCCAGCAGTTAATTTTTCTATTAATAAAGTATTAGCTGACTGATCCGTGTAAAATTCTGAAATTTTATTTTGTGATACAAAACTATTATATCTTTCTTCATTGTCTCGTAAGTTTTCAATTAATGATCCATAACTTTCGATACAATTAGCGTTTATATATGATTTTTTATTAAAGTAGTGTGGTGCTATTTCACAACCATTATATATTGGTATTGTTTTTGCATGATAGCAATTGAAAATTTTTTCAGTTATATAACCATTAGAGCACGAATTTTCAATACAAATAATGAATTTATATTCATTAAACATTTCAAGAAATTTTGGCGTGTTGTAAATACCTACATCCTTTAATCGTTCACTATAATTGTTTATAACGTCAATATCGCCATAATTACTGAGGAAGTTTTTACATCGATTGATCATATTATTGTTTAATGAACTGGAATTAATAATAAAGGCAAATTTTTTGTCTTGGAATTTGGTTTCTTTAAAAGAAATCTTATTTTCAGTCTTTTTAAAATACTCTATTCGCTGAATAGCAGTAGGTATTGTTAGGTATTTTTCTGTTTTTTCGACCTTAAATTTATGATTATACATGAAAATGTCAACCTTATCGTTTCCGTAATCACCATATTTAGTGTAATGAGCATACCAATTCCAG